GTGCTGTATTAGGAGCTTATCCTATTCATAAAATGCAACAGAAAAAAGAAGAAAAAAAATCTATTATGGAACTAGAAACAAATGCATCTCAAAAAGCAAAAAACAATAATTAAAGCTAATGGTTGGGATAATCACGAAGATACATTTGAAGAGAACTTACGACGAGAGTTGGTAGCGGCAAGAGAGACAATATTTTTATTAAAAGATGATATAAAAGAATTGACAAAATCTTATTATAAAATATTAAAAGAAAATGAGAAATTGAAAAGGACTAATTAATGGAATACTTTGTTGAACGGTTGCAGAAAGAATTAGAGATTGATGAAGGATGTAAGTATGAAACGTATTTGGACCATCTTGGTTTACCCACTTTTGGTATTGGGCACTTGGTCAAAGAGACTGACCCGGAACATGACAAACCTATTGGAACAGCCGTTAGCAAAGAACGGGTGCTTGAATGTTTTGAGCAGGATATACGAACGACTATAATGGATTGTAGAAAGGTATTTGATGATTGGGACGCCTTGCCTGAGGAAGTAAAATTAATCATGGCAAATATGATGTTCAATCTCGGATATCCAAGATTTTCCAAATTTAAAAAAATGATACAGGCTGTTAGAGATGGCGAGTGGATTGAAGCCGGAAATCAAATGCAGGATTCTAGATGGTACAAACAAGTAACCAATAGAGCAGATAGATTAATTCATAGAATGAAGGGAGTACCATTACATGGCTAAAAAACACATTATGGATTTAAAAACAAATGCACCTAGATTAAAAAAAGGTGCTATGCTTGGAGATTTAAATAAAGATGGCAAAATGTCAGGATATGAAAAAGTTAGACAGAAAGCTATTGAAAAATCTATGGCAGCCCAAAAGAATAAATAGTGGCTCCTCGAATACCAAGAAAAAAGGGGCAGCCCGCAAGGTCAAAGAAACATAGCGACCTGTATACTGATGAAAACCCTAAAGGTACAATTAGGGGATTAAAATTTACTACAGCCGCTGACGCTAAAGCATCAGTAGCTAAAATTAAAAGGTCAAATAGGAGTCATGCTCATAAAACGCAGGCTGCTATTGCAATGGAACAAAGAGCAAGAGTTGCTGGCAAAGCTGGTGCAGCTCGCATTTATAGAGCATTTATTGAACAACAAAAACGGATAACTAAACGTAAGAAGAAATAAATGAACTATATAACAAGTAATATACCTTATTTTAAGGTATGGGTTCGTAGAGAATATACGACCAATTTTCAGCGATACCATGGCGAGTTTTTACATGGTATGGCTATAGCAGTGACAACCTTACCAATGAAAACACTAAGTTTTCAGATATTGTTTACAGGTTGCGATGAAGAAGAGAATGTACACGGGGGTGCTATGTGGGCGAGAATGCCACTAACTGCCCTTGTAGGAGATACACCATATGATGAATGGGCAGAACCTATGCCTACATATTTGGCTCAGCCTTGGGATTGTCAATCGCACCATCATTCGGTTTTTGTATTGAATAGAGCAACGCCTTGTCCTTGGCAGGCAAAAATAGATAATCAGTTTTATCCGGCAAAGTATTATTTTACTATTGACTATACGGATACTGAAGTAGCTGATGACCCTGCACAACACAAACAAAGTCATGTGTTAGAATTAATGGATGCAGGAAAATGGACAGGTAATATAGTTGCGTTACCGAATAATCGTGTAAGGGTGACAAACCCTGCATGGTTTGTAACAGGTGAAGGTCCACCTGATTTTGTACCGAGTCAATGGACTCATCACTCAAAGCAAGACCCCAATTATGTTGAGGATACTGCTAGAGTATTTAATAATTTATACGCTAAGGAGAAATGATATGGCGATGCATGGTAAGAAAAAAGCTAAAGGTATGGCAAGAGGTGGAGCAAAGATGAAATCCAAAGGCTATGCTAGAGGCGGAATGAAAGGCAGAACAAAAGCTAAAGGAATGGCTAGAGGCGGCATGAAGTCTAAAGGTATGTCACGTGGTGGAGCAAAGAAAACAATGACTCTTGCTCAAATCAGAAGTATGGCTAAATCTAAAGGCTACAAATTGGTTAAAGTGTAATGGCAGCAAAGAAGAAGAAAAAATCTTCGTCTAAGCCAAAACCTACTAAACCAGCTTTATGGTCAAAAGCAAAAGCTGAAGCAAAGCGTAAGTTTAAGGTATATCCTTCGGCTTACGCAAATGCTTACGCTGCAAAACGCTATAAAGCAATGGGAGGCGGCTGGCGTTCGTCATGATTGAATTTGTGCTATATGTTTACATTGGCACAGCAATTCAAAATAACACTCAATCATTTGCAAATATTAACGATTGTAAATATTTTGCAGAAAGGATAAATAATCAACCTCTTGTCCCTAGCAACGACGGCAAGACGAAACATAAAATAGTTGCAGTTTGTTTACCTAGAGATAAAAAATAAAAATATGTTAGACCCAATAACTTTGTCGGCTGCTGTCTCAGGGGCAACAGCTGCCTATAACGGTATCAAAAAAGCCATTATGTTAGGCAAAGAGATTGAGGATTTATCCGGTGAGTTAGGTCGTTGGATGTCAGCAGTTAGTGATGTTGACAATATCCACAAAAACTCTAATAATCCATCAACCATAGACAAGTTGTTTAATGGTTCGATTGAACAAGTTGCAATAGAAAGTTTTGCTAGTAAGAAAAAGTTACAAAAGCAAAGAGAAGAACTAAAAAACTTTTTAATTGCACATTATGGAGTCCAAGCGTGGGACGACCTGATACGCGAAGAAGGGCGTATACGAAAAGCTAGAAAGGAAGCTGTATATGCTAGGCAAGAAAGAAATAGACAGATACGAGATTACACCATTATTGGTATAGCCTGTTTAGTAGGGGCTAGTGCAATAGGGTGGATGATATGGATAATAAGTCTTTCTACTTAGCATTATTAGGTCTTTTTGTTTTATTTTATCTTTTGCTAGGCATAAGTAAAGCAAGAGGCGAAGAAAAGCAGATGACAACTTGTCGATTGGCAAGTCATTTGTTAGAAGGAGATACTAGAATCTGTATATTCGTTGGAGCAAATCATACACAATATAGAGAGTATGTGCCGTATGATGCAGGAGAATGTCCAAGAGAATATCAGTGTCCCTATAGACCAAATGAAAAACCTTTTGATTTAAAAAGTGTAATCAGAAGTATAAAAGACCAATTTAGAAAGTGAGCGTAAATGGCATACAAAGGCGGACTAAGAAAATGGTTCAAAGAAGATTGGCGAGACGTAGCAACAGGGAAACCATGTGGGCGTAAATCGGCTGCTAAATCAAAGAGAAAATATCCAGCGTGTCGTCCGAAAGCAGTTGCGGACAGGATGTCCAAAGGACAAAAATCTGCAGCCGTCCGTAAGAAACGCAAAGCCGGAAATCCCGGAGGAAAACCTACCTCTATTCGATGGTCCGTTTCACCCACTGGACGTAAACAAAAGACCAAACGGAAAAAGTCAAAAGCATGACGCGTAAACGTAATTACCGACAAGAATATGACAGGTATCATGCCCGTCCTAAGCAGAAGAAGCGCCGCGCTTCACGTAACGCTGCACGCGCTATTATGGCTAAGCGAGGCAAGGTGACAAAGGGCGACAAGAAAGATGTGCATCATACTTCTGGTAACCCTATGAACAACACGCGATTAGCAGTCAAGTCCCGTAGCAAAAACCGCTCATTTGCGAGAACAAAGACGGGAAGAAAGAGAAACCCACGTGCCTAAACAATTGACAGAGTTGCAATCTAAGTTCTTGGATGTGCTGTTTACTGAAGCCAAGGGTAACTATTCCAAGGCGATGCGCCTTGCTGGTTACTCAGAGAATAGTAACCCATACGCTATTATTCAAGCACTGCGCACTGAGATTATAGAACGTGCTGAGTTGGAGATGGCAGCTAATGCACCGAAGGCAGTGCTGTCTATGGTAGGTGTTATTGATGACCCGACAGCAATTGGCAACCGTGAGAAACTTGCAGCTTCCCAGCAAGTGCTTGACAGAGTTGGACTTTCCAAGGTAGAAAAGCTGAACGTATCGGCAGAAAAGCCGATGGGACTATTTATCTTACCGGCAAAGAATGATGACGACAGTATCGCAGAGACTGAATCCGAGCAATAGATACGTACGATTAAATGGGCCACGTGTTCCTTGGGGATATAAGAAAAGCGAACACGACCCACAACTTCTAGAGCCAGTTGAAGAACAGCTTGAGGCTCTGGAGCAAGGATTGGAATACCTGAAGATGTCTTCCTATTCTGAAGTTGCCAGATGGCTTACGGACTACACAGGCCGACGCATCACCCCGATGGGACTGTGGAAACGTATTAAGACTGACGAAAGCGATAGACGCGAGTATGTTAAACAAAAACGCCGTGCCGCCGAGGCCGCGTCCCAAGGCAACATCCAAGCCCAAAACTAAAGAACAAAGGGCGAAAGAAAAGCTCCGTCGCGAGAAGCAGTCTGCTCGTATGCAGCTTAACCTTGCTCAGAAAAAGCTAAATAAGTTAGCAAAGGCTGAGCAGGAGAAAGAAGATGATATCGCGCTGGTGGGTTCTGGTGCTTTTCAACCTGTAGAAGAGCAAGCTGATGAGGTGCTGTTTAAGCCTAACGAGGGGCCGCAGACTGATTTCCTAGCTTCTTCTGAGCGTGAAGTCTTATACGGCGGCGCAGCAGGTGGTGGCAAAAGTTTTGCCCTTATCGTTGACCCGCTACGATATTGTAACAATCAGAATTTTAACGCGCTTATTCTACGTCGCACAAACGACGAACTGCGCGAACTAATACATAAAAGTCAGGAGATGTACCCTAAAGCATATCCCGGCGCTAAATGGATGGAGAAGAAAAGCCAATGGACTTTCCCATCCGGTGCTCGAATCTGGATGACATACTTGGAGCAAGATAAAGACGTGCTCCGTTACCAAGGTCAGGCATTTACTTACATTGGCATTGATGAGTTAACACAGTATTCGACACCTTATGCTTGGGATTATTTACGCTCGCGCCTTAGAACTGCAGACCCCTCGCTCCCCGTCTATATGCGAGCGACAACAAACCCAGGCGGTCCCGGTCACGCATGGGTCAAAAAGATGTTCATCGACCCTGCCATACCTGGCAAGCCATTCTGGGCAACAGATGTTACAACGGGCGATACGCTCGTATATCCAGAACGGCACAGCAAAGCTGGGCAACCGCTTTTCAGGCGGCGCTTCATCCCCGCCAAACTCTTGGACAA